AAAAGTCGCGGAACCGATCCAACTCGTCAAAGATGCGAGTGACTTCGGGTTTGAATTGCAGGTACTTCTTGATGCCTTTTCTAGACATTTTGTTTTTCCTTATACTGAGATAAGTTGTGGTTGAGATTTAAGATAACTAATAGTGGCACCATTCTCACCATCTTCGGCGACAGTGATTTCGATGTCACGCCCGGGATAACGAGCAGCAATGGCTTCATACAAGTCGTCACTGATCATTTCACAACTCTTGTAGTTTAGTTCCAATATACCACCAGCATATAACTTTTCTAGCCAGCGTTTGAATTGGATAAACTCAATATCCCTGTCGTTGTGAAATACTTCAATCGAGACTGTAAAGTGGAAAATGTGTCTGTGTGGTGTCCCTAAAAATGATACATCGTACTCGTCGCCAGTGGCTAGTGCTGGGTCTGTAGCTGCCGCTGGGTATTTGTGGATACCTTCCTTACGAAAGGTAACCCAAATCATACGACGAGCACGATCCCGAATACGTTGACGTGTGTCTGCTAATGCTTGATCTCTCTGTTCCATGTTAGTCCTTATTTGGTAATGCTGTCACTAGTGTATTGATCCCAGTCAGTAAATTTATCGGGATCCATTAGGTCGTGTAGGCGGTGACACCATACACCGGGGTTAGTTGCTTCAAAGTCACGATCATCAATCTTTACTGTGGTATTATAGTTGAATAGTTTAATATTGGGTAGTTTAACACTAATCATGGGAATAAATCTACGATATTCACACAAACCGCCATCATGGAATTCGTCCAAACTGTCAACATCCATGTCTAGGGTACACCAGTAATCGCGCTCTAGGAAGTATTCAATCATTTCGTGCCACGATCGATATTCGTGATATGTGGGACGTCGTGGAAAGCTCATATTAGCACCAAAGTAAATATGATCGCAACCTAGCACTTGTTTTGCAATCTGGTTAATAGACTGTAACCCAACTACAAATAAGGTACGTTTCCCCAGTGCCGGAGTATGCTCTACTTCGGTACCATAAAAAAACTCAACTGCTTGATCAAATCCCGGTCGGTTCATCAACCATTCCTTCAAAAGTTTCATCGTCATCGAGAGTAGTATCTACTTCTTCAAACAATGCGTTAAAATAAGTCATAGAGTTTAATGTTTTCTTACCTTTATTGCCTCTAGTTCCTACTATCTCCTTCCAATATTGGTCATATTTGTCAATAATAGATAGGCTTTTTTCTTGGGTTGGTGCAGCAAATATATCTTCTACAATGTCTTCGAAAAAGGCATAATCTCCTTGACTGCGTCGCATCATTGCAGGATGTTCGCCTGCATCAAATCTACGATTAGCTTCTTGTACTGCGGTAATGTGCATCCAAACATTGTGACTCATTAGCAAGCAATAGCTGAAACTATCCCAACTGGTACGCCCTTCTTTACCATTCTTGTTAAGATCCCCAGGCTTATAGTAGCATATGTCCCGCATAGTCAGCAAGTCGCTGACAGGGCTATCTTGCCAATTTGAGTAAATGCCGTCGGCTAGTACCCCAGCACGCCACTGACGTGTATCGGTTGCGTATTTTTTATCGTCGGCACTTGGCGCCATTCGATAACTCCATTTGTCATCATGGGGATATACGTTTTCGTAATAGACCTGGCCGTTGGCGGTTGCCAAGAATGGACTAGCACAGTCAAAGCTGATAGTGAAGTTGGGATTCGCGTATCTGCGTACTGCTCGCTGTATGACTGTAAGTAAGACTGCCCACTCCAGTTTACTGGTTCCCAAAAAGTGCATCCAATCATGTATTCCCTCCTGTAACAATCCATCATACCGTAGTGTAACCAAGCGTTTTAATATCAGGTGTACGTCACACATATTCTGGCCGCCCATGGCCCAACCATTGAAATGCGTTTGTGGGTATTTACCGGGGTCGCAATAATCTTTCATAATACCATACCAAAGATCGGCGTCGGTATGTGTGGCACCTTGTAAGACGTTAAGGAACTTGGTTCCGCCGTTTCGAATTCCACGGCGATTATTCATAAAGTAACCGTTGTTGTATTTTGTGGCATCAACTGCATCTTGGTAGTTGGCAATTTTAGTTTTAGCTGTAGCACCTGGTACATTAGGAGTCCAAGTAGGTACATCCATTACCATACCATAGTCGGATATGCCGTCTAACCATTTTAGGACAGCTTCTCTCTTTTCCTGTGCTCGCGGACATCCAGATCCACTACGCCAGTCTCCTTCCCAAATGCCTTTGGCGATCTGAAACCCGCCCGAGTCACCTAGCATGAAAGACCCAGCTTCTCGATTACGTACCATGTCCTCTGACCAATCCGGCTTATTTAGATCTAAGTTGGCATGCCCGCCCGAGTATAGACTCCAACGATACGGAAACAAGGCCTTTTGGCTGTTAAGCCAATTTAATTGTTCCATGTCGGTAAGACCCTGAGGAAATCTTGCAGGATCTACATATTGTTCATTACGTTGTTTACCCACAAAGGTGGCATAGAAACCAGAAATAGCCGGAAGAAATACACTATAATCGTTTTGTTTAGCTGTTAGGTTGTCTTGCATCTTCTTCTCTGCATAATGCTTCCATTATTCGAAACTTTTCATAGGTATCTCGTAGTCCAGGATGGCGTTCTATACGTTGGTTCAAGTCACGTTCTTCCTTCATCTTAGTCACAGCCCAAGTCAGTGCTTCTTGTGCGTCAGTGGTTAGGGAAACAGTGGTATTATTTGCACCTAAGCTACGCCAAGTAACGCCATCATTTATTTCCATTTCATTGGTGTTGGTGTTCCAACGCAGTTGCCCAGCACCTACAGAACCGGGGCTGATGTAGGGATAGTTAGGGTATCCACCTGTGACCACAAGGTATGGTCCGTTTGAAGTTACACCTTTTATCATTTTGTCAGGGCCGGGATAGTGTAACTATAAAGTGCAATGCCAGAATCAACGGCAATCTGTGCTGCACCTTGATTACTAAAACGTATCATTTTATCACCAGGCAGCGTAAGAATGTCTAAAAATACCTTGACCGGCCAACTATGATTAGTAGTTAATTTACCACTTATGCCATGATAGAAAACAAAATCGCCGGCGTGACTACTTTTGTCACCAAAATGAAACTCAAGATTACTATTAACAGTTTTAGCAATAAAACTGGTTTCATCGCTGTTGGCTTGTGCTTGGAACCGTAGTTTTTGAACACTGTTTACAGCAGGTTCAATTTCAATGTCCCAAGTAACTGAGCCGCGCATCTTTACACTTTTGAGTTTGTCGTTGACTACGTTAGCTAACATGAATCTGTAGTTGTTTTTAAAGTCGCCAACTTTGTTTTCAAAATCAATACCACTTGGACTTAAAGTCTCGTCGGCCATTTTCTGCTTGGTAATAGTGATTTTAGCATCTTCTTTATACTCAGGAATATTAAGAATAATGTTAAGTTTATTTAGGTTAGGCATACCAAAAGTTCCAATAAACTCAGGTATGGGATGGTGAAACTTGGCATCAAGAATAACACTGCGTTCTTCGGTGATTGCGCTTAGTACAGTGCTATTACTGTCGCCTACAATTTTAACTAGGTCAATTGATCCTAGCCCATGCGTATGTTGTACGATGTCATGTAAAGCATCTTTCATAGGTATCTCTCTTTCAATGTTATAGTATACAAGATCTATTTAGATCGTGCAATAAAAAATCACTAGTTTGTTACTCGAAAACAAATAAACTATCAAATGTAGTTTTAATATTGGTATGTGATGGTATATCCCAGTCAAGAACTCCTAGTAAGTTTTCTACTTTCTGATCCACAATAGTATCTTCCATGAGTCCATCATCAAACGGTAACTGCTTGAACCACTCGGGAATATGACTTTCGTCTGTGGGATACCCAACAGACGTATATCCTAGCGGATTTGGTTTTAGTTTACATACAATAGTTTTCATACCATCTACAATGGCCATTGCGTAATTGTCTGAGTGCATACGGCGCAGGGTATTCCAATTTATAGCAGCTCTAACATGCCCAGGCATATTGGCCCGACCCTTTTTAGCTTCTAAGTCTCCATAATGTGTTAAGTTATTAACACGCTTAGGGGTGCCCTTTTCCCAAGGTGGGCGCTTTTGGAACTCAGTTTTAAAGTCTCGCACTCGATTGTAAACATATTCGGCATCAGATCCGGTTAGCACTCGTAGCAAAATGTCACTAAGAAAATCTTGTACTACCTTGGGAGTGTCTGAGCGTTTTAGATCTAAGCCCATGGCTTTGACTTTGCCGGGCTTTCCGTCAACGTCTAATCTTTGCCCTTCCAGATCGTAAATTAATACAGCATAGCGTTTCTTCTTAATAAAGAGGCCCTTGCTGGCAATAAGCTCTCGCCCGCCTCGAATAATGGAGCCCATATCTCTTGGCGTATTAAATGCACGTTCCATAAAGCCTGGAAAAGATTCATTAACTGAATCGGCTATGGTGTCATATAAGGCCACACAAATATCACGGTCCCATTTCATAGTGCCTGCATCAATTTCCTGTCGAAATATTGGGTATGCCGAAAAGTATACCGAGTCAGTGTCACCATATATAATAGATTCGCCAACATGATCATATCGGCCTGTAATACACTCGTTGACGTGGGCATCCATGTGTCTAGCAATCACCCGCCCAGTCAGGGTTGTAGACTGGCCAATACGCTTGTCAAAAAAGCGACATCCAGGATTAAGAATAGCACCATACAGTGAGTTAAGGTTAATCTTTTTAACCAACTGTCTCTTGTCCCAAAAGGCTTTGTCTTCAGCAGTCTGTGCGTCTTTCTTTTTAGCCTGCAACTCTTTTCTTTCACTGTACCAACGCTCAAGCAAGCCCGGTACAATGCCTTTGGTATCATACTTAAAGATAGTTCCATTTGCACTTAATATCCAAGGTTGACGTCCTTCAAAGATCAGCTTAAAAATATCACGAGCCATCATGACATCTGACCCACCACCTTCCCAGTCTACTGTAATTTCGCGACCGGGCTCTTGATCCATAACTGCTGTGTATTCTAAGCTACCAAATAAACCTTCCCATGCGTCAGCAAAACTGCCTCCTTCAGCCATCTTTTCTTCTATGTATTTTTCTGTGTATGTGGGTCGCAATTGTCCGACAATGGTTTCTGGCGCCATGTTAAGAGCGCGGATTGCCGACGGGTACAGCGAATTGATGTCGATTGCTCCAATGTATTCGTGCATACCCCTTTTGGGATAAGCAACATAGGCACCTGCCGCTTGTGTGTCACCATCTGATGATTTCCTATTTTGAACTACTAGCCCTTTACTGTGGGCTTCATTGATAATAGCCTGCTCGGTTACTGCCACTGCGCTCAAAACTTTAGGCAATGTCACAGTGTTATCGTGTGCTAGTTCATTTGCTAGGTCTAAGAAACGTAGTTTACGATCTAGCTTGGCTAATAACAAAGTATCTTGCCTGTTATAGTCTACAAAAGTAGAGAAATCTCTGTTGTAGAGTTGATCTAAAGTGCCTTCGTATTGAATTTTCCTTTCATCAAGTTCATATTCGCCAATAGAATCTAGGCTGTAACTATGGCGTTCTTCATAGGTGTATTTCCTATAAAGTTGCATATAGTCCATGTGTACACGGCCGCTAAGGTCAAATGTGATATGTTCAGCCCCAAAGCGTTCAAATGTGCGCTGTTTAGGAAACTGGTCCCACAGGCAAAATCTACGAGTATCATCTCGACTTAAGATACGAGTAGTACGCATGACCATATAAGGAATATCAAAGCCCTCTGAGTTCCAACCACTTAGTATGTCGGCGTCTGTGATAAGATCAAAGAAGGTTTGAATAAGATCTTCTTCTCGATCAAACAAGAAACAGTTATCATACTTGGCTACTAACTCTTCGGCACTTTGCCAACTCATGCCCTTTGGGGGTATTACTAGAGTAACAAGTTTATCTAACCAATCTAAGTAGATACTAATAGCAGTGATAGCGTTGAATGGATCTTCTGGTTTACTAAAACCACGCACAGGATCAAAGTCAACTTCAATGTCAAAGAACGCTGTGTGTAGTCGAGGTGCATCTCGGCCTAGATAGTTTTCCTCCAAGCATCGATTAATAGATGGTATATCAGATTCCCATAATGTGCGACCAGAATGAGTTTTAATTTCTTTATTAAACTCTTTATAGTTGCGGCTGCTGAATCTACTTACAGGTGTTCCGTAAATGGTACGGAACTTACCTTTTGGATCATCGTAGTAAAAAACATAGTTAGCTGCATAATCTCGATATACACGTTCGCCATTAACTCGTTCTACTACATAGATACGATTGTCCTCCCGCGAAAACAATGCGTCAACATAACTCATAGAGTACGACCCACAGTCTCCAAAATAGTGTTTAGATCTTCGTTATCTCGGTTAGTTTCTCCTAGTTTGCTTTTAGCAGCAATTCGAATAGCCTTTTTAAGTATAGCCGGTTTAATCTCCATTTCTTCTGCCACTGCTTTAATTGTGTCAGTAAGACCGGCATTTAGGTCTTCAATTTCGGACATGACTTGGATGCCTTCATTGATGATCTGTGTGAGTTTGGCCTTTTGCTCGGCGCTAAACATGCGACTGCTCATAGAGTCTCCTTGAGTTAAAATAGTATTGTAATAGACTGCTGAGAAAATAGCAAGAAGTGTAATGCTCACTTTAGCCGATCCGGGGTGGTAGCGGAGGTTGGATCAGCAGGGCAGCAGCCGCCCGACGCCTTAGGCCTAGTAAACTAGGACGGTCCTAAGGAAAACTTATTCATACATTACCGTGTTAGAGTCTCCTAACGCCCATTTAGGACTAGTCTCTACTGAGTATTTAACCGTACACACACGGAAGTCAGGAAATTTTAATTCTTTTGGGTTACTAGCAGCATCTAAGAATATACATCTATTATTAGGTTGTGCCGCATATTGTCCATTATTCAATTGTATAAAGTTGAAACTTTTATGATCTTCTGGCCACTCACTGTACCCGGTATCTATAATATTTAGATCTGGGCTAGCATTATCTACTGTAAACAAGTAATCACCTTGATAGAATTCTTTGTCTTTGGCAAAAAATTTGCAACTAAGATTCCGTAAAAATGCTTTTTGAATTATGGCAATGTCATAACTAAAGCAATCCCAAATTTGTAAATTGTCCAATGGTAAGAATTTTTCTATATTTAGATTATTGTTTCTACTAACAAACGCATGTAGTGGTAGCTTATCATATAAAGCACCATAAGCCGGTAAGTAGGCTTCTATTCTAAAGGCTTGTCCTCGGATACTTTTTAAACTAACCCAAATACAAGGTTCGTATTCACCATGCCCGCGCTCGTTATCATATAAAAATTCACGACGCACATAACAATGTATAGGTGGTAAATTTGCTACTAAAAATGCCATTAGTTATTACTTTTGATGATGTGTTTATCTATACAATCATTGCAACTACATTCTTGGCATTTGCAGTCATCTGTGCGACATTCTAAACCACAGTGATGGAAACATCCACAGCCGCAACGATGTGTTAACCGATAGTAAGCCTCATTGTCGTCAATGTAATTTTCCATCTTGTTCTCCCTTGGGAATTTTAACTACGTTACTAAGCGGAGTTCTTAAAACTTGCCCATCAGTAGTTTTAAAATACACTGCTTGTTCACCAAAAGGCCTATATAGCTCTATACTTTCTACAATGCCACGATGTGTCATTCCGCGAGTGCGTACAAGATCACCAGGCCTTATGACTTCGGCAATAGTTTTGAATTGTCGAGATTGATAGGTAGTGCTAGACTCGTCTAAGTATTTCTGCCATCTAGACTTAAACTCATTGTCCCTAGCTTCGCCCATTTTGTGGCGAATTTGTTCAGCCGCAGCTTGGGCGTATTGATCACTTTGTCCCGAAATACCCATGTTACTCTTGGCTATGCTCATAAGGCGTCGGATCCAATCCGCACCTAATTTTCCAACATTATATGCTCGACTCCATACTTGGAAGGCTTGATCTTCGGGCATGTTTTTTAAGGCATTACGTAACTCTGTAGTACTAATTCCAGTACCACCTGCATCGGCTTTTCTAGGTGTTATATATGCCGACACCTGTACATGTGATAATGGAGCAAATGTAGCAAAACGACTTTGCATCTGTTGAGCTCGTTTCTCCATGCTGACTTGGTCGCTGCCTACAGTTAAAATTATATTGTTATAATAAGGTGGCTTCTTAATTAGCTCATATTCAATTTTCTTGAATATGTTGCCCGCTGTGACATTGCCTGCTGCATCAGTTTGGTTTTCAACTACACTAATTGACACACCGGGAAACAATCGTTTTAGAGTTTCTAGCTTGGTTTTAATGTCAATAGGATCATCTGGTCCAACTTTGTGTCCTACAAAGATAAAAGGTGTTCCCCCTTCTTGTCGAGCACGTTCTATAGCAAAGTTTATTAATTGTTCATGGCCACGGTGCCCGGCAAAGTTACCAATAGCTACTACAGCAGTTCTAGTGTCGGTAGTTCCAAAACTTTGTGTTGACGGGGCTGCTGTTTTAGCAGCCATGGCCGACTTCATTTGCGGTGTAGTTATTTTAGCTAATCTTCCGCTAGGGAAATTTAATACTAGGCCTTCTATGTTGGTGCCTAACATTTCCTTGCCCCGCAAATTTGGGCTAGATAGTATGACTTGACTTAGTTGCTGTCTAGCACGATCTAATATTTCTCGATTAGCTTGGCGATTTTTAGGATTTAACTTGGATACAGGTTCAACTATTTTGCTGACATCAATATCACTGTGTTCAAGTTTATTAGTCATTATCTTAATGTCAGCATCTGACATAGCCGATAATTTCTTAAGTAAACCTTCTTGGTTCTTAACTGTTCGACCTGTGCTATAGTCTTTGGCCATGATCGGAATCAAAGTCATTTTGCTGCCAAGATAGCGTGGGTCATATGGTATGTTAACAAACTTTAACCCATTAGATGTGAGCTGAGCCATTGGCTTGTACAGCATTTCTGCTTGTACTATAGTGTCTTTTGGTAAAGCGTTAATAAAGTTACTATTGACTATAAGGTCAAGGGCGCTGTCGTAAAGTTTGGTTCTTTCGAGTTGTTCGCCACTTTGTCCCTGTGACTGACCATAACGTTCAAAACTACCTATATCATCTGCATATAATGGCTTAGTAACTCTACTGGTCATGAAGAAGGGACGACCACTTTGATCGCGACCAAATCTAATACCGGCACCGTCTACTTTGAGATTAATTTGTACTTTATCAAGTCGTCCGCCATTGGCAACAATTTCTTTAGCTAGTTCAATAAACTCAGCATCGCGCATTTCAGCTGAGCTTACTCTACCATCGGGTAGCCTATTGTATATGTGCTGAATGCCTTTGCGTGAATAGTCGGTAGGCTCTTGTTCAGTAAGACTTTCGGTTTGATGAGCTCCTTTGTCATAGCCTTTGTAGTATTCTGCAGACATCTCGTCAAAGTTTTTAGGTGCAACTACACCTAGTTGTTTGAGCAAGAGGGCATACGCAGCCATTTTTTCGCTGCGATCTTTCTTTGGATCACCTTTGTAAAGTTCTTGCGCTCTGCGTCCTTGATCGTCAGTGCCTATAATTTTTTCTCTAAACTTGTCAGCTACACGTTGACGCTCGTCCTTTTTAAGGAACTTTTTCATAACCGACACGATGCCAGTAAAGCTGTCAAAGCTATTGCTTAGTTGTTTAATGTCATTTTTAGTTAGACGGTCACCAAATAGATTAGTAAAAATTTGATCAACATCCCGTACATACCCAGTAGCACCCACTGGCTCATATACTGGTACACTATCTACTTCTTCTTGTTTACCATCTGGTTTAATTGCTGGTGATAGTGTAGGACGTAATCCGCCACCTTCACGACTGCCCACAGCAAATGTAAACATGCTGGCATTTGTGGGCTCGCTGTACTTAAATGAATCATATTGTTTGGTACGACGATTGTAAACTGGTTTTTTAATAATTACAGTTTTTTCAGTCAACCGTCCTAGCGCCATGATAAGGTATTTGTGAAAAACACCTTTAACTCCTACATTTAGATCTTCCCATGAACTGCTGGCGCTGAATTTACTCCAACGTGTAGGCTTACGATAGTTAGTTCCGGCTGTAGATTCAAATTCTTTTAGCTCTAAGTCAATCTGCACATTACAGCCACGTACACTAGTGGACCCGTCTGGGTTACGAGTTTTGATCTGTATACCGGGGAAGTTCCATAGGGTAATCAACTGCGACCCACCTAGTGCTAGCGGATCATCTTTAAACCCTACATATACTGCATCACCTAGTCTAGATCCAGCTGGTAATTGTTTTAGCCATGATATTATATCTTCCCTCATTTCGAGATCGACTTGAGTATCAATATCGCCTACTGTGGGTTTGGCTGCCACAAACTTTAAGTCAGATATGTTGGCACGATCAAAGAAATGAAAAGCCGACCCGCTTAAGAACTCGCGACTGGCCAGTAATTCAGCATGCCATAGTGGTCGTCCTGAAAATTGTGCAAAAGCGCGATTGATTGCAGCCAAAGCACTGTCAATTAAGGGCACTGCTTCTTGTCTGGCGTTACTGTCAATACGATCGGCTGCTTGATCGTTGATGACTACGTTGCCACCTTCAAGTAAAAGTTTTTTAATATCTTGCAGTTTCATATCATGTATTTAGTATTATGGCCGCTATAGCTATAGAACAAAGGTAAGCCAAGCCGGCCGTTAAACCGAAAAAATATGCAACTAGTGCTAGACTAAGTGCCCATGCAGCATGATAGGCATGAATGTACCAAGGCATTATAAGCCTAAGTCAGTATCTATTTGGTTATTGTATTCGCGCTCAAGTCTATCAATGTAACCAAGATTGCGTATGATTTTAAATGTAAGATTTTCCACGCTGAATTCTCCGCCAGCGTCAAGTCCGCTGCGGCGCATACGTCTTAGTTTATC